GGAATATAAGAAAGCTATAGGTGACTGGAAGTATTACCAAGACACTAACGTAGCGCTAGGCTACGACGGTAAAAGAAACGACGACGGTATAATAGTTTTAGGTTAATTTTTAAATTTTATAACAATGAAAATGGAAAAATACAGGGAACTAGTAGAAGACTTCTACGGTATAGACTTAGGTTTAAAATGTAGGCAAACTATTTATATAGAAGCTAGGGCTTTATACTACTATTTATGTAGAAATTTAGGGCGCTACAGCTTAAATAAAATAGCGCAAAGTTTGGATAAAAACCACGCTACAGTAATGCACGCTTTAGCTGAATTACCATATATGCGAAAATTTAATAGCAAACTTGACGAAAATTTTTACGAACTTTACGAAATAGCAGAAGCTTTAGATAAGGAAAAAACAGACGAACTAACGCTAGAACAACTAGTACAAAAATATAATAAACTGCAAATAGACTACCAAGTAATAAAATACCGTCTGTTAAAGTACGAGAATGTAATATAACACAATGCCAAACCACTAACCAATTTATATGGGCAACCACTACCATAAATACTTAGGTCCAGAAGACAAGCTACAAAATGCTGTAATGCAGTATTTAGCGGCGCAATACCCAGAAGTATTAGCGGCGCATATTCCAAACGAAGGTAAGCGCACGCCTTTTGAACGGTTTAAATTTAAGTATTTAGGCGGTAAGGCTGGAATACCAGACGTTATGGTATTTAGACCTAGTGGCGACTTTGTAGGGCTAGCTATTGAATTAAAAGCTGGTAGAAATAAACCAACAGAAGCGCAGCTAAAATGGCTAGACGAACTAGGTAAAAATGGCTGGTCCGCGCACTGTTTAAACGACTTTGACAACTGTAAACAAACCATAGACAAATACTTTAAAAAATGATTTACAACGCTGTATATTTTGACGAAGAAAACCAAAAGGTACGCTGGACACAAACAGCGCCAGAAGGGTTTAAATTTAACTACGAATACGTTGGCAAAATGACGCGTATAGAATTCGACTTATTAGTAGAGGTACTATGGGAACTATACGAAGACGATAAAATAAAGTTTAGCGACTTTATAAGACACTTCGGCGAATTACGTACCTTTTGCGACCAGATCAAAGGACTGACAGAATTAAAATAAAAACAGCTAACAAATGAATAGATATATTAAACCAACAGCCTGGTTATTACTAGGCGCGATAACAGTAACGCTATGGTACGGCGTTTATAAGGTGCTAACTTAGAAACAGAAACAGTAACAAATGAAACTAAACAGAATTATAAAGCCGTCGAAATTCGACCACTTTACTATAGTACCTAACGCTATATTTAGACACGAAGGTATAAGCCAACAGGCCACAGGGCTATACTGCTATTTATTTAGCCACAAAAGCGACCAGGATATAACTATAAATTTTATTACAAACCACTTTAAAAATGGTAGGGACGCTGTACGTAGCGCCATAGCTGAACTAGAACGTTTTGGTTATTTACAACGTGAACAGCTGCGCCAGAATGGTAAGATAGTAGCATATAACTATATACTAAAAGACGCACCGCTTACTGAAAAACCGTCGACTGGAAAACCGTCGCCTGAAAATCCGATACAAAGTAATACTAGTATATATAGTAATAAAGATATTACTACATATACAAAAAGAAATACTAGTACGAAGTCTGAAAATGTCGAAAAAGCCTACACACACTTCGTACAACTTTTTCCTAAAAGGTATAGACCTAAGACGCCAGCCACTATAGAAAAATGGAAAGTATGTCTAGACAGAATAGAACGTATAGACGGTTACGACTTGCGTAAAGTTTATGAAGTTTGTAAACAGCTAAGACAGGACCAATTCTGGTCTGAAAACTTTTTAAGCGTTTTAAAGCTACGTAACAACGACAAAAATGGTATACGGTATGTAGACAGGTTTATGGAACGAAACGCGCTTAGAACGCGTCCTACGGCTTTAAACAAGCTAAAAGGCGTTAAAGACTTAGTACCGTATTTAGAAGACGGCGTTAAAATGGTAAAAGCAAATACTAATAACGGCGTAGTACAGGACTTTAATTTGCGTATGAATTTAACGCCAGCAGAATATAAACAAATAGTAGAATATGCACACAGTAAATACTAGACTATGCACATAACAAATAGTATAGATAAAATACACGAACTAGAACAGCAGCTAGTGTTTCTACTTAATTTAGACGACTGGCGCTTAGAATGGACTGGCGAAGACTACAGCCACTACGACGCTATGGGTTTAGACTTGAACGATCAAAAATGTATAATAGAATTTAAATTTAGAAACGAAGCGTATATAGACAAAATGCTAGAAGTATATAAATACCAGGCGCTATTAGACGTAGATATAGCTAAACGGTACTACGCTGTAATAGATTTTAAGGGCTGCTGGGTATTTGATTTAGATAGTATAGAATACACAAGCCAGACTATAAACAGCCCTAGGCAGTCTATTTTTAACGACAATAATAAAGTAGAAAAACAAGTAATGATGCTAGAAAAAAGCAGCGCCATAAAGCGTTATTTATATAAATTTTAATAAATATGAATACTAAAATAAAAGTACTAGAATTATTCGCTGGAAGTAGAAGTGTAGGTAATGCAGCTGAAAGTTTAGGCTATGAAGTATTTTCTAGCGATATTAACGACTTTGAATGTATAAATTATGTAGTAGATATTCTAAAATTTGACGTAAAAAAAGTACCTTTTAAGCCAGATATACTTTGGGCTAGCCCACCCTGTACTAGTTATTCTATAGCAGCAATTAGCCACCATAGACCTAAAAATAAACCTATATCTAATTTTGCTAAAAAAAGCGATTTAATGGTTTTAAAAACTTTAGAAATTATAGAAAAATTACAACCTACAAAATGGTATATAGAAAACCCAAGGGGTATGCTTCGTAAAATGCCTTTTATGTTAGATATACCAAAAGCTACTGTTTGGTATTGTAAATATGGCGACCACAGGGCTAAGCCTACCGATATATGGACTAACAACCTATATAGTATATTTAACCCTACAGGCTGGCAGCCTAGACCACAGTGTTTTAATAATAATTATAAATGCAAACACGAACAAGCGCCTAGAGGAAGTAGAACAGGCACCCAAGGGCTTAAAGGTAATTATGAACGCAGTAAAATACCAGAAGAATTATGTATAGAAATTTTAAAAAGTTAAATATGAAGCTAAACAGAAACCATAAATTTTTACTAAAAGCAGCCGCTTATTTTGCTGCTATTTATATAATTACAGTACAAATGCTGATTTTTGCACTAGATTATTTTGTAGGTTAGCAAACGAAACAATAGAAACAAATGGAATACAAACAGAAACTACAGGACCTAGGTATACACCTAACGGCTAACAGCGGCGAAACTAAAACAACTTGCCCAAAATGTAGCCACACTAGAAAAAACAAAAGCGACAAATGCCTAAGCGTAAATATAGACGAAGGCGTATATAACTGCCATAACTGCGGCTATGCTGGTAACGTAAAATTTACGCCCAAAAAGGAATATACAAAGCCACCAAAGGTAAACGCTGAACTAAACAACCGTATTATAGACTGGTTCGCTGGTAGGTCTATTACAGAACCTACGCTAGTACACTGGAAAATAGGCGAAAGTTTAGAATACATACCACAAGTGCAGAAAAAACGGCGTACGATCAACTTTAATTATTTTAGGGAAGGCGAACTAATTAACGTTAAATACCGCGACGCTGAAAAAAACTTTAAAATGGTTAGTGGCGCTGAACTTATATTTTATGGTGTAGACAACCTTAAAGACAGAAAGCGCTGCTATATAGTAGAAGGCGAAATGGACGCGCTAAGTTTACACGAAGCTGGTTTATACAGCGTTTGTAGTGTACCTAACGGCGCCAGTAAAGGAACGCAAAAGCTAGACTATTTAGACAACTGCTATAAGTACTTTGAAGACAAAGACGAAATAATACTATGCACCGATAACGACCAGCCAGGGCTACAGCTACGTAACGAACTAGCTAGAAGGTTAGGCGCTTACCGCTGTAAATATGTCGAGTTTGGCGATTACAAAGACGCTAACGAGGTTTTAATACAAAAAGGTGGCGAAACCTTACGGCAAATTATAAGCGACGCTAAGAACTTTCCACTAGAAGGCGTACTAAACTTAAATAATATATGGAATAACGTCCTAAATTATAACGAAAACGGTATAAAAAACTATAGTATAAACCTAGGCGAAAGCGATAACTATTTTAATATGGCTTTTGGGGAATGGACTGTAGTAACTGGTATACCAAACAGCGGTAAGTCTGACTTTATAGACCAGGTTTTAGTGAATATAGCTACTAAATATAATTTTCGCTGCGCTATGTTTAGCCCAGAAAGCTACCCTTATGAAGGTCATATAAAGCGTATAGCTGACAAACTAAACGGTAAAAGCTGTAATACAGACGACCTAAATAATACAAAAGACTTTATAGAAGAACATTTTTACTGGATAAAAATAGACTTAGAAAACCTAACGCTAAAAGGTATACTAGACGCGTTTAGGCAGCTGGTATTCCAAAAAGGTGTAAACGTACTAGTAATAGACCCCTGGAATATGCTGGACCACAGCGCCCAGCGCGACTTTACGTATATAGGAAAACTACTAAGTGAAATAACGCAGTTTTGCCAGCAGACCAATACCCACCTATTCCTAGTAGCACACCCCAGAAAAATAGAAAGCGATAACGGCGTATTTAAAAAGCCTAACCTGTACGATATTAGCGGCAGTGCAGACTTCTATAATAAGGCGTATAACGGTCTAGT